AGTATTTTTGTGTAATGAAAGATTGCATCGCTATATTACAAGAGAAGTATTTTGAAGCCCTTGACGGGGTTTTGTCTTACAATGGGGCAACTATACCAGTGTATGATAGTTCTTCAATCCCTGCTGATGCAGTACAGCCCTACGTGCTTTTATCCGATGTGTTTGCTACTGAACTAGGCGAGGGTAGTAAATCGAGTTACGGGCAAGAGGTAATTTTTGAGTGCAGAGTAGTAACGAAGTACTTAAATGCTTTTGGAGGTAAAAAACAAGCGAGTAATATTTCAGACCAAATAATCCAAAGAATACGAACACGACAAGCAGGATATTTAGACTTATCGCCTGATTTTTATATGATAAAATCGGAGTTAGAAAGTACAAATAGCTTTGAGGAGTTGGTAAGCGATGGAATTTTAGTAAACAGAATAATTAGATTTAATCACACAATTCAAGAAGTTTAACAATTTAAAATAAAGAAAAATGGTATTTAATGGCGATTTAATGATAATCAAAGTTGACACTACGCAAGTTGCAGAGTTAACAAATGTCGAATTAACAATGTCCACTAATATGTTTGAGGTTACAAGCAAAAATAGTGGAGGTAGAAAAGAAATTTTAGCAGGTAACTCTGAATGGAGTGCAACAGCTGATATTAACGTAGATTTTGTATCTTCTGATTGGGATGCTGCTAATATGTTTGATGCTTGGGATGATAAAACTGCTTTAGTATTAACCATTACAAATGGTGTAATTGGTGATACAAAATTCGTAGGAACTGCTTATGTTGATAATGTAACATTTACAGGGCCACAAGGTGATAAAGCAAGTGGTACAATATCATTCGCAGGAACTGGTGCATTGGTATCTTCAATTATTGCATAATGGCAGGAACAATCGAAATTAAACTTGGAAACGAAGTAAGGCAGTTAAAATTTGCAAATTACGCATTAGAGCATTATACTAAAATTACTGGGACTGATATTGGCAGTATTAAGCAGGTGGATGAGAATTACTCACAACTTGAAATGACTGCTGATATCATTCTTTGTGGTTTAGTGGGATGGTGTAAGAGTAACGGCAAAGTACTTGACTTAACAAAAGACGACATTATTAAGTTGATGGATGATGTAAGTTACACAGACCAATTAACGGTAATAAAGGAGTTTATGAATAGTGTTGTGAACTTGACAAATGAGATGCTAAAAGCATTAAAGGCGATGAGTTCGGAGGGTGAAGATGAAAAAAAAAAATAACGTGGGATGACTTGCTAGATAATGCAATTATCAATTTAGGCTTAATGCCCGATGTATTTTGGAATTTAAGGTTTATTGATTATTTAAGACTAGTAATTCATAACGCAAAAAAGGAGGCAACGGAGTGGGATAGGTTTAGAGTAATGTATTCATTTATTTTAAATACTAACGTATCACGTCAGCACCAAAAGACACCTAATCAGTTAATGCCATTATGGACTGATAAGATAGCAGTAAGGAAAAGAAAAAGGATAACGGAGGCAGATAGAGATAGGATTTTAGAATCAATTAAAAGAAATGAAAGAGGAATTAATAGTATCGCTGACTGCTGACATAAAGGATTTATCGAATAAATTAGATAAGGCAAATACTGAAATAAATGGGTTTGCTGATAAGTCAGCAGCATCAACTAGTAAAGCAGCAAGCTCATTTAAAGGATTAGGTAGTGAGCTACAAAATTTAGTAGTAGGTTACATATCATTACAAGCAGCAACAGAGGCAGTAGGTAGAGCCTTTTCAGAAAGCATAAAATTAGATTCAGTTAAGTCTGCATTAACACAAGTTTTAGGAAGTTCAGAATTAGCAGTAGCCCAATTAGATAGGCTTTCACAAAGTGCTGATTATTTAGGGTTAAATTTTTTAGATTTAGCGACTTCTTATAAATCATTTGCAGCAGCAGCAATTTCATCAGGGCAAACATTAGAAAGCACAAATAAAATATTTGATTCTGTTACTAAATCAGCAGCAGTATTAAAACTATCATCAGAAGATGTTAAGTTATCTTTAAACGCTTTAGGGCAAATGTTTTCTAAAGGTAGCATACAAGCAGAGGAGTTAAGAGGTCAATTAGGAGAAAGATTGCCAGGAGCAGTAGCTTTATTGGCTAAAGGGCTTGGAGTATCAACAAAAGAGTTGAATAAGATGTTAGAGCAAGGTCAAGTACTTGCATCTGACTTACCTAAATTAGCTGATGAATTAGATAAAACCTATGGTGATAGTATTACTAAAAAAGTAAATACATTACAATCATCAGTTAATGAACTTGCAAACACATTTACAAAGTCTTTAAGTAGTGGTGCAGTAGGTAACTTCTTTAAAGTTATTGTAGATGGTGCAAATAGAGCATTAACAAGTATTGAATATTTATATAAATTTTTATCGAATAAGCCAGGTACTAATATAGCAGCCGTTGGCTTTGAAGAAGATTTTAAAAAATATCAAGAGTTATCTAAAAAGGGACTTGCTAAAATAGATGTAAATGCAGACCAAAAGAAAATAGCAACACAACAAGGCGAAATAAATTCAGCATTAGAACAAAATCTTAAATTAACTGCCGATGCTACAATATTATATGGCAATCAATCAGCACAAGTAGTTACATTAAATAAAGAGTATGGATGGTTAGTTAATCAATTAACAGAGGTTAATAAATTAATTAAAGTTAAACCACCTGAAATAACTAAAGCAACTAATAGAGGTTATAATCCTGCATTAGAAATGATGCAAGGTGCTAAAGACCAAATAGCAACTGCAAAAGAGTTATTTAACCTTTACAAAGAAAGCCCTAAATCATTAGGTTTATTAGGAGAAGAATATGTAAACAATCCATTTTTTAAAGCATTAATTGATGGAGAATTATCAAAGCAAACATTAGAGTTAAAGAGTTCTGCTGAAAAATTAGATGAAAAGTTTGGACAAGGTTCGGGTATTTATTTAGAAGACTTAACAACTATTTACGGATTAGGAGAAAAACTTAAAATACTTCAAGATGAGTTAGCGATAACACCAATAGGTACTGAAAAGTGGACTGAATTAAATACTCAAATATTAGGAGTTCAAACTACATTAGATGGTTTAAAAACAAATACGCAAGATTATAGTACTCTTACTACTGAATGGTTTAATGCTATTAGTACTGGTGCTACAAATGCGTTTGAGAGTGCTATAAATGGAACACAAACATTTGCAGAGGCATTTACACAAGTTATAAAGCAGTTAATAGCTAGATTATTAGCAGCATTAGCAGTAGCAGTAGCTTTATCTATAGCAGTATCAATAGCAACTGCAGGTACTAATATGATTGGTGGGAAAGCATATAGTTTTAAGGATATTTTTAAAATGACAAGTGGGATTAATTTAGATGGTGGAGGTGGTGCAAAACGAGTAAATACGGGAGTTAGTAATAATAATAGTGGAGGTGGCTCGGTGGATTTCGAAATTCGAGGAGATAAACTCTATGGAGTGCTACAAAATTATTCGGGTCGTTTAGATAGATTAGTATAATGACTTACAACTATAAATACAAAATGGAATGGGTTGGTTTGAAATATGCCAACTATAAATTACAACATCCATCTGCTGATACTATTTACTATCGTTTAGAGTTCTATAAAAACGAAGAAAACCCAGTAACGTATGATGTAGTTAATTTAGATGGTGCTAACAATCCATTTACTATAAACTATCGTTCTAAATCGGACTTTGTATTTGAGCCTTTTAGGTCATCAAGTGCAGAGATAAACATAAAATTAGGTAGCAATTCAGTAGTAGTACCAGAAGATTTTTATTCTATAAATAATCAATCATTTAAGGTAATATTCAAACTTATAAATGAAACAGAAGTAACTGAAACAACTTTATGGACTGGGTTTTTATTAAGTTCAGATATTCAGTATGAGTGGCAAGATGAATACTATATAAGACTAACTGCAACTGATAATTTAGGGATTTTAAAAGAGTATGTTTATACAGATACTACTCAATTTTCTATACCTATTTCACAAGATTTTTATGCAGGGTTAAGTATAAAGGATTTTGTAGTTAGATGCTTAAGTTACATAGGGCTTAACTTGGATGTTAAGTTTGCTATGAACTTTAAAGAAAGTATGGTAGCGATTAATGAAACTGGAATGTTCATTAATGAGTACGCTGCTATTGATTGGGATAAAAAATACCCTCGAACTATTGACCAACTATTAACAGATTTACTAACTTCATTAGGTTGTATCTTATATCAAGATAATAGGGATTCAACGTGGACAATTCTAAATATTAACGAATTAGCGACAAGTACAGATAATTTAGTACCTTATAGAAAATACGACTATGCAGGTACATTCATATCTAATAGTACCTATAATATTAAAACAAGAATAGCACGAGGTACAGACACGATATGGAGCGATGTAAACCAAATAGTAACATTACGCCCTCCTATTGCATCAATGCAATTAAAGTACGATTATAGACCTAAAAACCTTATCCCTAACTATGGATTCTTTCAAAAGACTGGGGATATAGCAGATATTTGGGAAACAATAAATCCACCAATAACAGACCCTTACATAGTAGTTAATCAGTTGCGTAATCCTTACGATATACAGATAATGAAATGTATATTAAACGAGAGCAAATCGGGTGCATTTACGGGTAGTAGTTATCTACAAATGGAAGTAGATATGGATAAATTTACTGCTTGTTATGATGCAAATACTGGTACTTATGTAAACTTAAGAGATAGTTTTGCTATCAATATAAAGTTTGATTATAAGATAGTTGGAGGGGTAAATGGGGATGGGTTCAATTTTACTAATGCATTTTATAGACCAACTGATGCTAAATATACTTCATTCGATAAAAATGGGGATTGGAATACTACTAATCTTTCAGGATTACAAAGTTCAAGTCCAGTAAGGATTGATGCTTATGCAGATGATTCACAATGGCAGCAATTCCAAGTATTAAGTAAATATACTGCATCGGATGGTACTGGTAGTGCATCCACTACTAATTGGTTTTTTGAACTTAAGAACTTCTTATTTTTAGTAAGACCACTACGAGTGCAAACCCCATCAAGTGGAACACCTTATTTATTGATTGATAATATTCAGTTAAATATGATACCTACAAGGAATTTAACTATTAAGGGATTCTCTTATATAGCTTATTTCACTAATGGTACATTTATAAATAGCAATACAAAAACTATAAAATCTTCATTTCATACTGGGTTATTAAATAAAAATGATTCATTTACTTACGAAGATATAATATTTGTTAAGGATAATATTTTCACTCTTGATTATATAAGAGCATCAGCAAAATGGGAACGTGCTTGGGAAACATCGGTAACAGAAGAAACTAACGATAGTACACTTAATCAAAAAACGTGTGCATCTATCTTGTCATTTTATAGAACATCAGGTAGAAGATTTACTGGTAACATATATGCAGAGCAAACACCGATACCCGAAGTAATAACAACACCGATAGGATTCCCTATATATACAGAGATTGAGGGTACAAGTAATTATACTATTAATAACGACATAATGGATGCTTTTGAAATAAGAGTATTAGCAGATGGAGGGACTATTGAGGATGTTACTTGTGGGTCTGATTTCCTTGCTGAATTTAATGCTTTAGATTCTACATTCTTTAGTAATACTGCATCATTCGATTACGCTACTAATAAAACAAATATGGTTTTAGAAGAAGATTTGACGAGTGAAGTAGAGTTGATTGAATCAGGTATTGGGTTTTTTGAGATTGCACCAAGTTCACAATTTGGAGGTACTGGAAGTACAACTGGCAATACTCAAGGAACGGTAATAGATGGCTAAAAAGATAATTTTGTAAAATGCTAAAAATATTAGTATTTTTGTGTAAATAAAGGAGTATGCAGTTTAAACAAGTATCACACGAAATAAAGGCTTTAGATGATGCAAAAGGTATCGTAATAGCCTATGCAAGTGTTTACAACAACATAGATGCTGACAAAGAAAGAATCGTACAAGGGGCTTTCACAAAGACTATACAAGAGAATAAAAAGCGTATCAGAGTACTGAAAGACCACGACCCTCGTATAGGGTTGGGAGTGCCTTTAGAGATTAATGGTAACGACCCTTATGGACTTTTAACCACTACTCAATTTAACCTTAAAAAAGAGGTTAGTAGAGATATGTACGAGGATATTAAGTTATTCCTTGCTAATGGCTTAAATGCTGAATTATCAATCGGATTTCAAACGATTAAAAGCATTGAGGAACAAACAGATGAAGAAAACGAGGTGGAAACGATTACAGAGGTTAAACTTTGGGAATATTCGTTTTTATCGAATTGGGCAGCGAATGACAAGGCAATCGTACAAGATGTAAAGAACAAAAAAGAAAGTGCTATGGATTTATTGGTAAAGATGTACAATTTACCCTATTCAGATAGCAGATTAAAAGCAATAGA